TTAGCGAGCCTCAAGGGATGACAGCCGCTCTTCAATCCGGTCACAACGCCGACGCTGATACGCAGCCTCCAGCCAGGCGCACTGGTCTGGACGAATACCCCAGCGACTTCCAGCCGGGAACACTACTTCAGTTTCTCCGGTTTCATATTCAACAACGTCAGTTTTTTCTACCTCATTGCCGTCAATGATTTCAGTTGAGACAACCTCCCTGGTTGCAATAACCGGTCTGGTCACGTCCTCCCATTCATCATAGCAAAGCAGCCCGAAGCGGGTGCCATCAATACCGTGAGCAGCAAACGCATCGCGTACCTGCTGGGCAATAACGCCAAAGTGCCAGCGGGCGCAACCACTTTTCTCACCGTTCCCTTTCTCTGCCAGCGAGCTGAGCCACCGGAACGCAATAACAGACACACCCCCCCATGCATTCAGAATGGCGTCCATATCATTCGACATTTGCTCACTGAGCGCTGAAATCTCAACGGGGTCGCTCTTCTCGGTGGCTTCCGATGTGTTGATCGTCCCTGTTTTTGCAAAAATAGTCCCGAATCTGGCAGCATTCATGCCCACGTTGGACATGCCATCCGCATAGGGAATAACCGCCCCGTCCAGGGTTAATGTGTGCGCTCCTGAGCTGTCACCCAGTTGTATGTTTCCGGTGGTGTAGGTGCGTAATACCGGCACCTGCGAACCGGCAACTGTGCGGTTGATGTTTATACTTTCACTGAGGGACGTCAGTGTATTTGTGAACCGGGTATTTCCTGCGGCGTTAACACCAAAGACATTAGTGCCATCCGCCGCGCTTATATTGAACTGCTGGGCCGAGCTACGCAGCCTGTAACCGATACTGGAACTAAAATTAAGAGTCTGCCAGTCATCAAACTTAGCGGTAGAGGGGCTGAATACACCGGATTTTTCCGTGTCATAACGTCCCTGCGAGCGAATAGATATATCCCGCACCGAGAAGTACGGTGTTGTGTCAACAGCATAGCTTGAACAATTATTATGCCAGGCTGCAACCGTCTCGGTAATGCCCACAAAGCGCGAGCCACGCCCCTTATCATCCGCCATCCACGCGCCATTTACGCGAATGCTTTGCGATTCGTAATAGTTCCCGTCAAACAGGAACTCTGAACCGGCACCGTGAAAAATCATCACATCGTCACGATGCAGGAAAGTATTATTCAGGAACTGAACGCCACGCATGACCCCGCCATCAAATTCAAGCGCCCCCGAAGGTTTACTCAATGGTGAAGTGATGTATGCCGATGTGGCCAGATGCAGACTCTGATGGTTAAAACCACGAAAACGGCAGTTGATAAAATCTGTACCTGCAAAACCATAGTTAGAGGCTCCGGACGCGTTTCGGGGAGAACGTATTGATACGCCATAACCACCGCCGAACTCGCAGAATGATGCCTGTCCCAGTTCGCAACTGGGGATGAGCCCATTCCCCGTGTCATGGGATGAAAGCAGTAATCCTGCCTTACGCCAGTGTCCATATGATGCGGCGGTGTCCATACTCCAGCCATTAGCATTTCTCGCCCAGATACCGACATCCCAGTCATCAGCCACACCCGTATTATCAGTAAGATAACCTGTAACGCCATTGAACCAGGGAAGTACGCTCAGCTTTTCCAGGCGCGCACCCACCCCCAGAATAATGGCCGCTGAAAACGGCACTGAGTAATCTATGGTCGAGTAGGTATCACCACGAGCACCTGAATCAGCAAGATACGCGCCGCCTGCATCCGGGTTTGCGATACTGACTGACGTGGCACCAGGGATAGTGAACTGCCGGGCTCCCGTACCTTTTGCCAGTAAAAATGTACCGCCTACCTTGTCATAGGAGCGGCCGGTACCTGTAAGAGTGGTGAACGGATGAACGTAGAGTGTCTCTGAGAAAACATATTGCTCACCCGGAAGATAAACGGTTTTCCCTGCACGGTCATTGAGCAGTTGCTGTAACTTTTCCGTTTCATCCGAACCATCACCCAGAATGCCCCACCCACGGGCATCACCTTTATCTATCCATGCATTAATGAGAGTGGGAAATATAGTTTTAAGGGCATCAACTAGCTGAGTGTGATTCGTTTTACTGGGCGTGATGCCTGCCACATTAAGGATATTCAGTAACTCTGTCTGAACAATGTTAAACCAGTCAGCACCGGGCCATGAAGGTAATACCCCGTTTCCGCCTTCGGTGAAAAACAGCGGAATATCGCTGAATTTATCCTTGACAGGAGGCATGACCGCAATACCGGATTTGTTATCAATATGAAACATTTAGCTCCCCTTAATAGATATATTCATAACCTGAACCGGCCAGGCGATATTGATTCAACACACACTCAAGATTACGGGCACGACCCGACATCAGTGGCACCAGCACACTATCTATGCAGGTAAAACGGGCATCCTCGATATCGAGCACGACAACCTGCAACAACCATCGGTAACGCTGAGGCCACAAGGGAGCAGTGCAACTTCGCAGGCAGTGGTGCGGAAGGATGACATTGACCTGAATTTCAAACCCCAGATTTGCAGCCACGGCCTCAATCTGCCAGGGGGCAAGCCCACCTTTGCGATGGTGTTTCTCTGCGGCGTCACGACGTCGCGCCGAAATGGTGGATGACAACGGCTGGCACTCTGGTAAGCCGAGGTACTCTTCCCAGTCGGTCAGCAGTTGCGTCGTTGTTTCTGGCCGCATTTCTTCCAGCAACGAATCCGCGTCACCCTCCACACGACTTAAACGGGCTGCAAAGGCCCGCAAAAACTTCGTTAAATTAGCGTTTAACTCGCGGGGCCACGCCTTACCTCGGGGCATGACCTGCTGGAGCGCATGAAGCCAGTCGTCTACGTTGTGAGCCATGAGAGCACTCCAATGGTGACGAGTTCGTCCGCAGGAACGGTGATATCGGCATTAACCGAAAGGGTGTAATCGGTCACCCCGGACGATGAACCGATGGCGGTGCGTAAGGCCGATATTTGCAGGGTCTTGCCTGGTGACATTTGTTTCTGGAGCGCCAGCAGGCTGGCCTGCACCGCTGACCGGGACGCGGTAGTGTCAGGAGTCAGCTTGATGGACATGTCGACCGGATGCAGGCTGATAATGACAGGCCAGCATTCAATGCCTCCTGGCTTGCCGACGTAGTTACCCGTGGCCGGGTCGGAGTGACGAAACAGGTAGTTCTCCATCGTCACTTTGTCGGCATCGGTCGGGATAATGTCGTCACGGTCATCATAGAGCCAGGCAAGACCCACCGTGCCGGTTCCATGCCAGCAGTCATAGGCCCATGCGCGGGAGACGCCCGCCAGTTCGCGGGCCCAGATAACGTAATCATGCAGCGCACCACCGACCGGGGGATTGCGCTTGCGGAACAGCAGGCGGTCGAGCAGCTCGGAAATGGGCTCGATATCAGAGCCACCCGTAATGCCTCCGGTCGCAACTGCGCCGGTGCTGCCGATACTCGCGACTGGCGACAGTAACGTCAGCGTTTCCCCTGCGGCCAGATTACCATCCACCCCGGCCTCATCGGCCTGGACGTTCGCCGTTACCTGACCACCGACAGACAGCGCATCCGCTGTCACACGGAAAACGATATTGTCAGCGCTCTGCATTTCGGTATCAGCGGGAAGGGTCGCCGTGCCGGTAAAGGTAACTGCGCCGGTGGCAAACGTTGCCTGCTTGCGAATAACGCCCTCAGTGACTGCCGTATCAATAATGGTCTGGTCATCTGATTTCGTGGTGGGAATTATCTGGTCGGCAATCCAGCTCTGATGGTCATATAAATCACGCAGCTGGCTGCTGACGGAAATATTGACCGCCTTTTCCGGGCCAACGGGCGGTAATTTCTGGATATCGAGTTCAATCGCAATATCCGCTTCACCGTCCTGAATCAGCTTGCGTAATGTCGGGGTACTAAACGGCATTGGCGGTCGCCTCCCATCGCTGGCTGATTTCAATCGTCAGGGTAGATTTGTCCGGGCGGGTCAGAACGACGGTAAACTCAATACGCTCACCGCTGGCGATGGTGGCCGTCACGGCAGCGGTACGCGCATAACCCTCGCGCAGCAGCGGCTGCATCGAGAGCGTGGCGTAATCCTCGACCCGCTGGCGCACTGACTCAGTCAGCTTCTGGCGGTCAAGCAGCCAGAGCTTTGAGCCCCAGGGTAAATCGCTGAATGTGTCACCCGGCCAGCCGCGAGGGTCATCAGAGCCGTCAGGCAGTTCGTCGTCGGCATCCGCGCGGGCATCGGTGAAAAGACAGATAAGGACTAAAGTGACAAGCCCGTCGTCAAGCGACAGGCCGTCATGTGTGAAGGTGATATCACCCTGTGATAAGCGATTGTTCCAGCTCAGTCCGATAGTCATAAGGGCTCAGTAGTGTTTTCACCGTCGCCGTCCTTATGAATATGTTCAATGAAGGATTTACCTTTCGCGTTAATATCACCACGAACAGTAACGTCCTCAGAAAATTCAGCAGGGCCAGCGATTTTTAATTGAGCCGTATTAATCTCAAATAATTCGCTGGCGGTGTAATTAACCGTCTTCCCCCTAAGCTCTATTAAGCCACCCGCTTTCAGAATAATACTCGACTGGCCGTCGCCATGATAAAGACAGACATCACCCTCATCAAGACCGGTCGGTCGGCAGCGCTTATCTTCAACGGCTATCGCCACCATACCTTCACGCCTGCCGCCGACCGCGAGAACAATCGCCTCTGAGCCCGCCGGGGGGAAAGAGGTAAATCCGTACTGCTGGAAGCGCTCGACGTCGTCGTTCGTCGCGTCTGCCAGTGTCTGCACCTGCAAGTTCTGGCGACCCAGACTGTCGGTGACGATACGCACAACGGCGCGATCAACAATCAGGCGGAGTCGACGGGCAAGCTGTTCGAACATTCTCAATTCCATGTTGCCACCACCTTTTTCTTACCTTTGGTCTTCGCCTTTGTCTCCGGGAGGTCAAGGGATTCAGGCGGCACCAGTGCCAGAACGGTGATGCGCCCGCCGTCACCTTCGGTAAACGTGACGCTCTTGATGAGCCATGTGGTATTGAGGTTCTGAATCGGATCACGGATTTCAGCAAGCCGGTTGGTCTGCCATAACGCGCCAGTGTCGCCACTCTCACGCCAGCCTGCCACCGTGATTTCGGTCGTATTGGCTTCCCCGAGCATCCTGGATTTGTACCAGTCGCCCCGGATGGATGCGCCGCCGACGGTCAGGTTGTCTTCGTTAACCAGTATCTTAGGGCGATAGCGGTTAATGTCTGGGTCAGTAACAGTGGTGGCACGACCACCTACCGACTGCACGGGTTCGCTGCCCCATGTCGCACCACCGGCGCTGGCCGAACCTTTGACGATGTATTCACTGGCCCGCTCACGCCAGCTGAAACGGCCACGTGCAGCGAGGATGTTCTCACCCAGCACCAGCGCCACACTGACCCGCTGCGTCGAGGCACGGGTGATAACCAGTCGCCCCTGCGCATCCGAGGTCAGCAGAACGCCACGTTGTTTCGCCAGACGCTCCAGCAGCTCGAAGCCGGTCTCACCCTGTTCAAGCACCACGCTGCCGAATGCATCTCCCGTGTCGGTTTCATTGACGACAGTAATGCCATAGGGCAGCGCAATCTCTGCGGCCAGCGCCTCCAGCGTGATACCTTTCCACTGCCCGGATTTATGAACGACAGAGCTGTCCACAAGGTCGCCCGTTTTGTCACGTCCCATAACACGAATACTGACGTTTTCGGCATCATAGGACGGGATAAAATCGTCGATGTAACCTGTCAGGATCGTCTCGTTGCTGATTGCGATGGTGCAGGCAAGCCCCTCTTTGATGACGCGCGGCGCAGCCTCAGACCACTGCGTTGTCACCGTCAAATCAAACTCACCGGCAATGGCTTCCAGTGACCGGGTAAACGACATTTCTGTCCAGCCCTCCCACGCCTGACCCGCGACGGTCAAAGTGACACTTTCCATTATTCAATAACCTCAATCGTGGTTGACGGAAGGATGAATGACGGATCACGCAGCCGGTTACGCAGCACGATAGCGTCACGGTTTTCGCTATCACCGGTTTCACGCCAGGCGAGAAGCGTCACTGTTGAGGTTTCCTGCGGTGTAATCTGGCGAAGGTCTGGCAACTGAGCACCACGAACGCGGACGTCGTTGACCACGGCAAAACGCAGATCGCGAAGCGTGCGCCACAATTCACGCTGGCCGCTTTCGACCGCACTAACCGCTGCATCGGACAACCATCCAGAAAGACGATCACCAGCATCAAGCGCGTCAGCACTGGTTTCAAACTCAGTCGTGGCGATAGATTCAGCCTGCGCGACCAGTGTCGCCAGCGTCACCAGTTGCCGGAAGTCGTCTATATTCGCCTGCATCTCATCGGTGATAGCGATGGTTGATGCCGGTACGCTGGTTGCTACACCAAAGACCCCGGCCTCAGGTGATGAGGGGGTGACCACCATGTCTGAATCTCGGGTGCGTGTCGCCGCTTTCTCTGCACGGTCATTCGCCCACTGGTTGCGGAGCTGGTCATAGACCCTGAGCGACCAGGGCGATTCGCTGACAATGTCATTAACGGTACTGGTCAGGTTAAGCACCTGCCGAACCAGCTCACCAGGTTTAGCGATGATGACACCGGCAAGGTCTTTGAACCGACTGGCACGGTCTATCCAGTCATTGATGGCAGTCGGGATTGTCGGCAGGTTAGCAACCAGCGACTCCATATCGCCGAGCCACGTGTCTGCCATATCCCCGAGGCCATCGAGAGCCGCAAAATAGTCACCGTTCTCCAGCGCCGCTTTGACCTTATCCGCTGCCGACAGCGTGGTGAGACTGGTGTTCTCTCTGGATACCGGGTAAAGCCGCTCACCCGCTTCAAACACTTCAAAGCTGACGTAAGCAATCCCACCTTCCTCTGTCGATAACCGGTGTGTGACGCGGCCAATCTGTACCTTCTGGATGCCGTACCACGGGTGTACAAGTTCACCGGGGCCGGGTTGATTAAGGGCGTTTAAAAGTGCTTCTAATGCGCTCTGAAAGTCATCGCCAACCAGCTTGGCATTAATCTGCTGCTGACCGAGGATCGCGCCGTTATCTTCTGTCCAGCCGATCTCTTTTTTGGGGTACGCACGGGGGATGGCGCGACGGCCACTGACCCCTTCGTTATCCACCAGAGCAAACGGCGCGTTTCGGAATGATGCGTCTCGCAGTGATGCCCAAATATTGTCTGCCATCAGTTTTGCCCCACGCCCGTTTTGCCTGCGGATGCACTGAGCGTCACACCTGGCTGGTTAGTTGAGACGCTTTTCACGCGGGCATCACCTTCAACCACAACACGAATTTCGCCACGCAGCTGCGGCGGCACAAGAGGATATTGAGAGAATTGTTGAGGGGATACCCACGGGCGCGGGTCGATAACTGGAGAATCATCAAGAGAATTAAACCAGTCCTTCACATCATCCCAACGCGTACGACGTTGCTTGCTGTCTCGATGGCGCTGGAATAACGCTTCTCTTTCTTCATCGTTTTGAGGAAAAGGGATCAAACTTTGAAGTTCGGTGACTGTGTTAATAGCAGCGCCGATTAACCCGCCCTTATCATATTTACTTTTCTCGGGCAGAACATCCTTCAAACCAGAACCATCATTACCCATACCAGCGGCAGGCATGTTGGTGACATAAACAGGCATTACTCCTGAACCAAAAACATCTGCAACACCAGTTGGAATACCTTTTGATTTACCACCGCCGAATAAGTCCCAGGCACCTTTACCCACCTGAAAGACTTTACGGGCGGCAATAACTCCACCCGTCACAATGGCAATATTTTTACCGACTTCGAGCCAGCTTTGGACGGTTTCCTGGTCGACTGAATTAATAGCATCCGCTAACTCCTGAACCGGTTGCGCCAGGTTGCTATTCGCAAATTTTCCCCACGTCGTATTCAGACTCTGGATTGCGGAGGTAAAATCTTGGGCCGCATACGCGGCGTCATCGAGGATTCCCTGACCGTCAGCGACAACAGACTGGTATCTTTTTAAGTTTTCCGCACCCTTCCCGGACGTTACGCTGCTAATTAACAGGATACTGTCCTGATTAAAACCGGCCCCCAGCAACCTGGCACTCTGCTGTTCTGCGCCTTTATCGCCGGAGCGTTTCGCTATTTCTTGAAGGAGGACAGGCAACGAGCGCATTTTCCCCCCTTTATCAAACACGTTGATGCCATTGCTTTTGAGGGTTTTTACAACTTTAGGGATCTGCAAATCGCGAATCAGGTTTTCAACTGCGGTAGCCGCTGTAGCGCCATCGCCAGTGGCGTCAATCGCTGACTCCAGTGCAACACCAACATCCTTGATGCCTCCAACACCTTTGCCTCCAGCAGCAGAGTACATTGACAGTGCCCGAACACCTTTTTCAGCAATATCCTTTAATTCAAAAGCACCCTCTTTACCCAGTTTGTTGAGGGTGTCCATCGCTTCCAGTGTTTGCTTTTCTGACATTACCTGGAATTTAGGGAACTGCGCGAACAGCCCTCCGATAGACTCGCCAGAACCACCGGACGCTGCGATTGAAGCCGCGAGGTTATCTTTATTTTTGAAACCAAAGTCGATATCACCAGTTACTGTGCCGATTTTTTCGACGGCACCAATAACCTCGCTATCGTCAACCCTGAACTTGATAGATGCATCCTGCATCCCGTTGAACATCTGTGCCATTTCTGCTCGGGTTTTCTCGGCCGCGAGGCCCATACGTGTGATGCGACGGTCAGTCTGAGCAAATTCTCTCAACATGGCACCACCCGCAAAACCCGCAATCATCCCCGTATAGCGATTGCCGAGAGCATCCAGCCCACGACCGGCTGCCGCCGTTGATGCCCTGACAACGGACATGGCCCGCTCGTTGGTGCGTGCGAATTCTGACATATTGGCACCGTACTGGCGGGCTTTGGCCGTCAGGTTCCCGGCCAGGTTAATCAGGATTTCAGTTGTGAGGCGGTCGGCCATGTTGCTTCCTCAGTTGCTCAGTGAGGCGAAGCAGCTGCCGCAAGGGCAACTGCTGGAGGTAATGCGCATCGAAGCGCTGTGAGAGGTTGACGATAAGACTATTGACTGCCGTCGCCAGCGGCATCAGTTCGCCCCCGAGTGGACGTCCCCACCAGCATGTCATCCAGGCTGCTAGCCTTGCTGGACAGCAATTCCAGGTCTTCGGGGTGGAAGCTGTAGAGCTGCTTGATGGACAGTGGGCCGGGAATTTCTCCCACCTTTAAAATCTGCCGGCGTAACAGCTCAAGCCCCATAAGCACCTCGGAGCAGTACGCCACGGCCTTACCGTTATCGCCAATCACCACGCGTTCGGCGGCCAGCTGTGACTCCACCACATCACGCGAGTCCAGCTCGCGCAACGTGACCTCAATGTGACGGGTTTCGTCTGCTGTTCCTTTACCCGTCACGTAACCATGCTTAAGGATGATTGTTGTCTGCGCCATGCCTTACACCTTCACCAGTTTGGTGCCAATAAAGGTGGCGCTGATGGTGCCGCCGTCCTCTTCCAGTGTGGCCGGGGCTTCGGTTGCCGCGCCGGTCATCATATAGCTCAGGCCGTTATCGCCTTCAAACATGACCGTGACACCTTCCCAGCCGCTGATTTCGACAACGTCCATGTCTTCCGCTGCGGCGATGGTCAGGGCGATGGAAGCTCCGGCCATTTTGCCGGATAACCCCCATACCTTGCCGCCGCCCATATGCGCCGTTCGCGATTTCCCGCCCGGATTGAGCGTAGATTTCCCTTCAGTTTTAATCTCGCGACCGTTAACGCGAATGGATGCCTGCCCTAATACCGTCATGGTTTTCTCCTTTAGAGTTTGAACTGGATAAGGCCAGCCAGAACACGCAACTGATTGACCAGATTCGGGTGCGCAATGAAGTTCAGACGGTTGGCATCGTTGCTGTCGATGGTGACGTCCAGGGTGTCTTTGTAGTCATCGAAGTCCTCGACCAGACCTGCTGGCACCAGCTCAGTGAGTGCGATGTCGAGCAGCTCGGCACGGGCAATCTTCGGTGTCATCACCGGCTGACCGGGCTCAAGCAACTCCAGGACGTCATCGCCCGCCAGCTTGTGGCGCGGGTAGCGGGTGGTGAAACGGTTTTTGATGATGTAACGGATACGGCCCAGTGTCGCCGGTGACTGCACATCGAGATAGGACGTGTCAGCATCACCGTACTGGTTGACGCGGTACATGGTGATTTCACGCTCGATACAGACGTTGCTGCTGGCATCGACATAATGGGTGGCGATGCCGTCATGCAGTAGCAGATTGCGCTCAGGCATGTCCCAGCGCACACCTTTGGTTGGTGGCAGGATGCCGGGCAGCACCAGCGTCTGGAGCGGTCGCGCCGGGTCATTCGCCAGATAGTACGCGGCCACGCCGCCATAGGATGCAGCCCACTGCCATGATGGCTGAGGCGCAATGTTTGTCCCGATGCAGGAAATCAGCCAGTCATTGCGGGTGTTACCGAACGTACCGCTCGCCGCATGGGTGCCGCGAAATGCCGTCCAGAGCTGCGCCTCCATCATCTTGAGTGGCCCCCAGCGGGTCACCAGTTCGTCACGGACGATGTTGAGACTCTGGGTGTCGTTGTAGGGAAAAACGATATCGGTGTACCAGTCATCACCCAGCGAGGCGACAACCGCCGAAATATCCGGTGTTCCTGTGCCACCGGCAAAACCGGTGATGGTCACGGCCACACCCGCAGGGGTCTGCTCACCCGTGTAATAGTTGAGACGGACGTCCGCATCGTTGCCGCTGACGCCTTTCCAGTTCGTCGTAAGCTCGACCGTTGCCGTGGTTGTCGCCTTGATACCGGCGACAACCTGAGTACCGGGCAGGGCATTGATTGCCGCGACAATATTAGCGGCAATGGTGGCCTCGGTGGCCGCTGCGGCCACACCGACCTGAACCGAGACCCCGTTGACCAGCAACGCCAGCGTGCCCGCAGCGGTCGCAGTACCAAGAACGGCCAGCTCAGCTTTGGCCGCAGTACCTGCCGTAATCTCGGTCAGACCTGTCGCCCACACTTCGGTATAGCTGTTCGCTTTACGCAGAGTTTTCAGCATTTCAGCCAGCATGGATCCTTTACCGAATAGCAGCTCAGCTGACCCGTTGCTGGTGATCCGATGCTGTGTTAGCGCGGTCGCGGTGCCGGTCGCCAGTTGCTGGCCGATCACAATAATTTTCCGCGACTGCGCCGGTGCGCTGTCGAGTGCCTGAGAATTGTCGATCTCGATGTACACCAGCGGGACGCGGATATCATCAGGGATAGTGCCTAAAGACATGTTATTTCTCCTTTACCGTGCGGGCCGGTGCAGTTGAGGTTGCCGTTGCCTCGGGGATATCGCTCACGATCACATCGCCGTCGGCTTCACGGCGATGCCACCAGGCGCTCATTACTAATTTTTCACCGGCAGCATTCAGATAAGTGCCGTCAGCCTTGCGAACCTGGATGCCCTCACGGGCAGGTTTAATTTGTTTCATCATGGGTTTGGCTCCCGGATGTTAATGACGTCCTGAATCTCCGACGCGCCACCGTTCTGCGAGAACGTGGCACCGAGACGGAGAAAATCAGGCAGTGTGGACAGGTCAATGCTTTCATCGAGGCGGAACTCCTGCTCCCACGTCACCGCCCACATCGTCAGTCCGAGGTCATTTAACCCCCCGGAATAGATGTTGTCGGCGCTGACAGAATGAGCAGCACGTTCAGCCCGCATACCTTTTGCCGCATCCTTAGCGGCGATACAGCGCACCAGTTTGCCAACGAGGATCTCGCAGCGGATATCACGGGAATAACCCCAGGCATCGGTTGCCATGACATACGCCGCCCAGGTGATATCGCCAACCAGTCCACCGCTGTAGCGGATGTTGCGCACCCGGAGTGCGGCGACACGGATGCAACCGGCGCGATCAGACAGGTACGTTTTGACCTCAGCGGGCGTATTGAACTGGCCGATATGACGCTCAATCACGCTCACCTGGTCAGGGTTGACACCTTCGAGAGTGGGTTTAAGCCAGGCCACTATGTTTTCAGCAGCGGCCACGGTACTGCCCATCGTCAGCAGCGCGGGACGTTCACTCATGGAAGCACCTCTTTCCAGAAGTCTCCGATGACATGCATCAGCTCCTGGCTGTTATCTGATGAAAGACCAAGGAATTCGCGCTGCGGCATAGCCATCGCGCGTGAGTGTGCCCCGACTGACTGCCAGACAGGATGGCGCAGGGCTCGCCCGAATGCCTGTGTAACCAGGCGTTTGTGCGCCCCGATGGCGACGTTGCCGGAAAAGCCGTCCTGATGTACACCGCTATAACTGAGCGGTGACCCCACACGAACGCGGCCACGCTCGACGATGTACTGGATGCTGTCGAGGAGACCGCCGCCAGCCTGCAACAAACTCTGGTTGCCATTGCGGGTCTTGCGATAGCCGTCAGACCAGTCCTGCCAGTTTTCGCCTGCGGGTGATGTCTTTTCATCACTGATACGACGACGGGTCTGGGACTCGACGACCGCACCAATAGATTCAAGCAGCTCCTGCTGGAGCGTTTTGTCCGACAGTTTCTCTACGGCCAGCCGCAACTGCGCCAGTTTTTGCTCGCCCATCACCTCAACAGAGATACCCATCACAACACCCCGCGCAGCTTGTTGCGGGTGAAGAGACGCTGGTTATCCGAGACGATGATGATTTTGCCGTTGTCGTTTTCCGGGGCCAGGGTTGTACCGGTCAGACCGAGGTCGCGGGAACCGTTGGCAATCTCTTTCAGGGTGCGCAGTGCATCGTCGTAACGCTTTTGGATCAAGTCGGTAATCTGGCTGTCACGCTCTGACAGCCAGTAAAGGGCAATGGACACCGCAACCCTGTGAAGCGGACGGGGAATGATTTCAAGACTGAGCGGTAACTGATAACGCTTTGAGAGAAAGGAGTTAATTTCCTCATCAGCATCGTTAATCGCCGTCTCAATCTTTGACTCATCCAGCTCGCCGGTCGCCTTGTTGATCGCCATATTCCAGACCAGCGAACCGTCGACGGCCAGCAGCTCATCGCGGGTGACGTAAATGCCCATCAGTCCGACTCCGTCACTGTTTCAATCACGGTCACAACCAGTTGCGATTCAGCTTTTAAACGGGCCGCATCGGCATGGCTGATAAAGCAGTCAGCCTGAATACCGAGATGCTCATTGTTGGCTGCGTTGTCGCCCACTGGATCGTCGGATGCAAAAACATGTACTGGCTGGCGCGGCCAGAAGCGTCCGCAGCGCCAGAAACCACGCTCTGAAACGGCGTGAACTTCAAGTGCTTCAACATCATCAGTATCAGGAAGAGCCGAAAGCACCAGTAGCTGCAAGGCGTCATCGGTCAAATTGACGGTGGCTGATTGCTCAAGGTTGAGGGGTACTGCACCCACCGGGATGTAGTGCCCTGGCAACACGATTGCCGGTTCAGATCGCGCACCGTCTTTAACAATAATCGGTGCCACTTCCGTCGACGAAATCTCGCCAGCGCCGTCTTTAACGTTTTGCTTACCCGTTGTTTTTGTTTTCGTTCCACGCACTGTTCCATCCTCTTTAAAGGAAGGTTACGGCGGGTTTAAACACCGCCGTAGCCGGATTAACGGAGACTGATTTTTTTACGCAGGGGTGGTAATGAACGGGCTGTCGACAATCTCCACGTCTTTGTAATAGATGTTGGAGTTGCCGCCATCGACCAGCATTGCGTCGATCACCTTTTTGGCTGCGGCGCGATTTTTCGACCCCACGACCAGGGTGGTTGGGCGGATACCAAGGGGAGCACCGGAATCACGCTTCATCCCCTGTAAGACTTCCACGGCTTTTTCATAGTTAGCTGTCGTCAGTGGCGCGCGTGAACCAACTGCTGTTTGCCAGAACCCGAATCCCACATTGCTACGGCCATCAACGCCAAACAGGAATTCATTGTTTTTGAAGGTGTGCTCATTGCTTAAGTCATCAAGCGACTGGAAATTAAAGTCGCGACGATTCTGATAAAGGATCGGTTTGAGCACCTGAGATTCATCAATCAGGAACCAGGGCTCACCGGTATCGGTGGCAATGTTACCAACGATGTTGCTGTACGTTCCCCCGGCCATCGGGTGGTCAGTGTCAAAGAAGTTCTGGCCGTCAAAGCACAAAGTCGTAAAACCTGCGACAAGCAATGGGAAACTGAGCGTATCGGGAAATTCTGCGACTTGCTGCCCATATGCTGCCGCAATAATGCCGTACTGACCTACCTGATCGTCTTCAATATTTTCGCGCTTTACCGCAATTGAACTTTCCCAGGTCTTGTTCGTAATGGTGTAGCCATACTGCGTAAGACGAGCCAACTGTCGGGCATTGACCCACTCCTTAATCCCCGGAATATCTGACAGCCAGCCATAGGTATTGGAGGCGGAGCTGCTCGGTACTACGGTGGCAATACGCAGGTACTGTGGTTTGACCCCGGCCAGACCACGGGTAAAGGCGGCACTGAGCGCAGTCGTAAGGGCATGTAAAATCTCGGATGACGGTGCAGGCATTGCAGTTACTCCTGAGCAGGTTTAGCGGCGAGGAACTCGGCTTCGGTGATGCCCAGAGCGCGGCACATCGACAGTTCGTCATCGCTGAGTTGGGTTTTGTCTTTGTTCTCTTTGCCTTTGGACGGGTCGCCATTAACCAGTGCAGGTGCCGTTTTAACGAATTCGCTAAACTGCTTGCGACCATCTTCACTGCGGCAAAGAGCCAGATACATACCACGGTTAGCCGGTGCCACTTTTCCAGCGGTCACGGCATCATCAACCAGTTTTTCGGCGGTTTGGTCATCCAGCGTTTTCAGCTTGTTCTCAGCTGTTTCGGCGCGGTTCAGCGCCAGCTGATGCGTCTCGACCGGAATAAACTTCGTCAGGTCGGGGTTCTGGGCGCGGTTAAGCGCAACGGTTTCGCTGGTCTTGATCTGCTGGATAGCTGCCACCGCGTCATCGACAGACGCAGTGGCAGCAAGCCCCAGCACCGTCACAATCTGGACAGGTACGGGCATATCGTTGTTCTCCGAATTAAGTGCGGGTAAATACAGGTTGGGTTTGTTGGTCAGACCGACGCTGGACAGGCGGGTAACCTGACCAGCAGCGTTGTTGAAAAAGGCCGGGCTGTAGTAGATATACTTTTTGCCACGAATGAGGGATTCACCGTCTGGCGTCCAGACGACATGCGCATCAATACCGCCATCATCATTGATGCGCAGTGCATCAATCCATGCATAGGCCGGGGCTTCTTCGCCTTTCGGGCCTTTGATTTCGGTAGCATGTTCAACATCAATCGGGAGTTTCGGGTACTTGAACGACGTGGTCAGCACCGCAGCAGGGTTATCATTCACCCAGGAACGGCCATCACGCCCGGTGAATGCACCGCCCGGAATCATCGGCAGCCATTCCGGCAACGCATCGTCGACCAGCTCAGGCAGTTCAAAACAGAGCGCGAGAAGCTCCGGGAGATTGGATTTCATGATGTTGTCCGTCGTTACAGATTACTGACGGACAGTGTGCGGGAGGGGTAAAGGAAAGGTGAATTTACCGCTTTCCTTTTATATGCAGCAGCAAACCCCGTTTAAAACACCTTTAAAAACGCTCAGACGCGTTTAACATTTTTTTACGGCGTCATCGTATCATCATACCCGATGACGCCATAGGACGTGATTAAGGAGCGTTACCGCTTCGTTCAATTACCACTGTCAAACGCGTCTTGCTTCTGGCTGAGCCGACGCTCCAGTTCAGCCTTACGAGCCATACCCGGATTGTAATCCCAGCCCGGATCAATCCCTTCGGGCACCAGCTCCTCTTCACCCGTTCGCTTGTTCACCCACTTAACCCGTTTAACCTCTGGCGCAGTGGTTCGCAGGGGCATCGTTTCCCGCGTCACCTGCCCGGTAGGTAAGCCGTTATCATCGAGCTGCGGCACATTGCGGGTGACGCCGTTCTTCAGCATTTGCTCGTATTCGTACTTGCTGACCTGACGAACGCCGCATTTACAGCCCCAGCCGTTGGGGCCGATATGCGTCCGCCAGAATGGATGGTCTACCGGCAGGCAGAGGTCGGCCCATTTCAGATGCTCCGCCCGGTGTTCACGTGACGGCCCCAGCGTATAGAGCAGATACGGCATAGCGCGGCGGGTTCGTTCGATGCGTTCCCACTGACCGGCGCTACGGGCGGTGCGCATATTGGTTTCATAGATGGTTCGGAGGCGACGGTCGCTGCCCAGCTGCACGACGCGGGATTCTTTTGTGAGGGGATCGTTCATCTCCTGCTTGCCCCACCACCCATGTTTGACCAGAAGGGGCTTAAGCACTTCACGGAACTGAGCGAACGACTGCCCCTCAGCCAGCGCCTCTTCAACCAAAGACTTAACATCTGAAAGGAGATCGAGGTTTGTCATTTTGGCAACGGTAAACCCGATGCTGTGCTCATCGCGCCAGACGTCACGGTAATCAAAACCCGGAGTCAGTTTTTTGGCTTTCAGCCAGGCCAGCGCTTCTTGGGGGATAATGTCGGGCTTAGCCATGCAACACCTCTTTCTCTTCGGTCACCAGCGTCAGCCCCGGTACTTTGCGGAACTGACGTATCAGTGTGGTGGAGCTGGCAAATAATGGTGTTCGATAGCTGAAAGGTTGGTACAGCGATGGCATATGCTTTTTCGTGTAGCGTTTGCCCAGGGCTTTCTCCGTCTCAGCAACATGCCTGGCGCTGTGAAGACGCCGGGTTTTCGTAAACCAGAAATGCTCAGTAAGCGGGTTGTAGCTAGCGCAACGCGAATCACCCCAGCCGAGGTTGAACCTGCCGTCGAAATACACCATCAGACAGGTGCGACTCTCGCTCTGGCGCTCACGTGTCACCGTAATCACCGTGTCCTGATAGCGGAATCTGACGCAGCAAAAAGAGCTTTGCAGTTCAGCCCTGATGGTTTCCCATTGTTCCTTGCTTATCGAATCAGGCATCTTTCGCATCCCCCAGAGCACGCGCTTTGAAACTGAGCATCGCCAGCTGCGTGACGAACGCATCAGGTTCAAGGGTCTTCTGCAGTTCTGGCAGACGGGCCAGAAACTCCTCAAAGCTGGTCACGCTTTGCGCCAGCTCCAGCACCGGACTGGTGAAAGCCGGGCCTACTTTTTCCCAGCCGCCCAACGCATCGGCCACCATCGCATCAATCTCATCGGTCTGGCTGCGGTTAAGCGCCAGACGCTCACGGTTGAGCGCAGGCAACGTCATGGCGGGTTGTGTGGCTTCCGGGTACAGGATGACCGCGCCGCTGTCGGGTTCGGCCAGACCGAAGCGGTCGCGAACCTCTGACTCCTGGACACGCAGACCACGATCAATCAGCGGCGTCAGCGCATCCACAAAGGCTTTGAGGTCTTCCGGCTCAGTGATGCGAATTATCACACGCGGGTAGGCTTCCTGCGGGCCGTAGTTCAAATCAATGAAAGGTCGTACCAGAAACTCATTAAGCGTATTGCCCACTTGCATAGCATCCCAGCGGGCAATATCCATACGCACCTGATTATGAACGTCTGCCTGACTGCGCGAGCTGCCGTTGTCGGTGGTCATTGTCTGGCCCAACACCGCTTTGCTGGTTTGCTCATCACACCACGTCGCCATCTCTTTAAACAGCACGCCACCGTTGTTGCGGCTGGCTGTCTCCTGCATATCCAGTTTCATGCTGTCAGGGATGGCGCAGCCCGCATCGGATGCAATAGAGGCGATGGCATCAATGAGGGTATTAATCTGCTCCTGTGTCGCATTGTTGCCATAACGGCCAACAACGACAGGAATACCGAACTTCTCCGCAAACGCCCACCAGTCACGCACGGTGAACGATTTGAGCATGTACATCACCGCCACGAGGCGAGCCAGCCCGTTGCGCATCGGCAGACCGGATTTAAGGCGTGGCTGATGGACAATAAACTTACCTGCCGACAACGGAACACCGTCGATGGGCTGCTCATCCGTGATAAGACGAAACTCCCGCAACGTCTCTTTGTCGGGTTTGAGAAAGCGAGGATCAACCCATTCATAATCGCGGGGTTTCCAGTGACTGGTGCGCATATCCCAGAGGATTTCACACACGCCCACGCCTTTGCCCAGGCCATCCAGCAGGTCAAAGAGCAGCTCAGGAATCTGGGGTTGTTCGATGAGATCCCGAATGACATCAGCCAGGAAAATATCACGCTCATCATCGCTGGCCGCTTCAACCGTGGGCGCAATACCGGCGACCGTCAGCTTACGGGTACGCAGCACACTGGCGTAGTGGAGGTCGCGTTCCTCCATTTCTTCGGCAAGGATAAAGTAGTCGCGGGGGTTCCCATCGGCAGCACCACGCAGGACGGCGGCCAGCCTGCCGGGGGTCAGAGTGGAGGCCACGCTGATACCTGCCGACGGGCTGCGGATACTCATGGCACGGCCACGGCCACGGGGTTCGTTAAGTTCGTTATCGTTTACCGTGACGGTTTCACCTGTAGTCGAGCTGAACAGGCGGCGCATCATACCGCTGAGTTGTTTGAGCATCAGAGCAGCCCTCTTTGATTTTTAAGACCGCGAGTCCGACGTAGCTGGCGACGTTCGTCACGCTCTTTCGGGTCGGCGGGTTTGTTGATTTTGTGGAGTTCGTAACGCCGATTGTCTTCACGGCTGGCGAGATAACCGAGGAAGATCGCAATAGCGGCATCCCCGTGGCGCTTGCGACCGTCAGTGCCGACGGTGCGGGAATCGTCTATACCCGGCACCCCCCGATAAATCTGGATGGCGCCGAGGTCGGTAATGATGTCTTCATGCTTCGGTGTCACAAGTTCGCAGTCTTCAAACGCGGCCTTGAACCGTGGCATGTTCTCGCGATAGTACGGTACGGAAAGCTGAACCTGCTCGACTTCCTCGCCGTAGCGTTCGGCAGCCTGTTCTGCCAGATACTGACCGTTACCCCTGGCATCCAGCTTTATGCCGTCGCGCCTGGGAAGAAGATCGCAGATATAAAACAGCGCCTGTTCCTGCTGCTTGAACGGGACGTTGCTCAGCTCTACGAGGAAAGGAACGGTGCGGGTGGTGTCGTCATTCACCGTGACCGGCGCGAAAACAGTCAGGTCGCCGCTACGGGCAAAGTCCTCCCCGAGGCAATGGCGGAGGTTCTGCGGCAACTTCTCCAGTTCGGGCCGGACAACGGACTCCAGCCACTCCTGCATATCCAGACGCCGCAGCCCTTCCGACAGGGCATTGAATTCCGGCGAGCCGGTGAAGCGCAACACCGGGCCAGTGCCGGTGGCCGCGCGTTCACGTAACGAACGGGCGATGTACGCGCCGCCGCCGTTCTTCGGCTCGCAGTAATATTCCTCACGGGCATCCTCCTGGGTGGCCGTGTCACGCAGCAGGTTATCCAGCCATTCAGCCTCTGCCTCGGGAGACCATGTCTTTTTTGTCACCTGACAGATACGACGATAGAGCCCCTCATTGATAGCCGTTTCGATATCAATACGATGAACGGAATAGCGTTTTTTCCCGGCGCGGCTGTCGGTGATGAGGGTATTAAAGAGGTTTTCAATGCCGTTGTGAGTGGAGATGAGGCGCACATTTGAGCCCCACATGGTCAGCGCAAGCGCCGCTTTCAGGCACGCTGCGAGGTCATTCTGAAATGCTGCCTCATCAATAATGACATTACCCTGCATACCACGAAGGTTTGAGGGGTTAGATGACAGCGCTTTAATTTTGAAGCCGCTGGCGAACTGGATCACATAGACGAGGATGTCCTTATCCTCATCGGCCAGCACCTCTTCGCCGATATCAGAAGCGGCCCAGTCATACGCTTTCGCCCACATGGCACACGCGTCGATAAACTCACGGGCCATGTCTTTGGTGGTGCCGACGTAGAACGTATCGCAGCCACCGGCGCTGGCAGACATCGAACCGTTGAGCGCTGCATCAGCTGCTTCGGCCCAGGTGAGACCAGTACGGCGCGACTTCTCAGCCAGTTTCAGCTGAGACTTATCTGCTATCCATCGTTTCTGATAGGGCAGCAGCACCTGGTCAGCATCAAACTCGCCCGCCAGAATGGCCGCAGCAGACTGACTGGTGAGCGAATTGAGTGGTGGCAGGGTCGTCATTACGCGATCCCCAAAATCTGGCGACGAATATCAGCCGCCGTCTCTGCCGACAGACCCGCCTGTTTTGTGATTTTCTCCGCTTTATCCGCCGCTTCTTCGGCAAAGGCTTTACGGATTTCTTGCTCGCGTTTGTGGCTGGTCATTGCCGCCACCTCAAGCCGCTGTGCGACCAGCGCCAGCTGTCCCAGCGCTTTGGGTTCGACAGTCTTGCCCGTTTCAGCCAGAGAAATACTGGTCTCAAAGGCCAGCGTCTTGACGAACTCCAGTAGCAACTTACCGACGTCAGACGTCGGTGCAGAGCCCAGTTTTGCCGCCCATATTTCAGCCATTTCGCGCGAGGCCCGAATCTTTGAGCCAACCTCTTCCATGCGGCTGGCGTAGCGGTTCAGCCCGGTGCGGCTGAGCTGCATGTCTTCGGGCAGGTCATGGCCGTCAATCAGTTCATTGATGGCTTCGCGGATCTCTTCCTGGGTGTGCCGTTTTTCCCGCAGCATCTGATGGAGCTGGTCGCGGATGGAATCCGGTAACAGGTCAATTTTCGACGCACGGCCACGGGTCGGGCGCTGTTCACTTGCCATTCTCCCTCCGGCATTGTTCAAGGAATACCTTCCGGTGACTGGCTGAATCTTTCAGCAACAGGTTGCGCACCCGCTTGTATTCAGGGTTGTTGTTAAGAAAGACATTTAAATATGACGTCGGAGAGTTGAAGTCATACGGTTTGCCGTTCTCTTTCGCGAGAGAGGGGGCGATGGCCTTTGCTTCGACCTCGGCACATACCATCACGGCGGCGATAAGGCTGATGATATTGCGCTCACCCTTAGTCAGTGGTTTCAGTTGCTTTGGCATAACCGACACCCTCCAGTTGCTGAATCCGCGTTGCCACATCGTCAATGGCATCATTGAAGCCATAAGCGCTGCTCCACTCTGGTGGATGGCCGAGCACGGCTTTGTACATTCCATCCAGCGCATTGATGACCTGATCACGCTCGCCAATGAGTTGCGTCTCCGAACGGTCAAGACGGGCAATCCCGGCCAGTGCATTTTCACCGGCATTGCACAAGGATTCGATCACAACGGCGGCATGAACCAGAGCGGTTGAGGACAGGCCGATTTCGCCGCACTCAGTCTGCTTCGCCAGCACGGCCAGACGCCGCAGATGACCAGCCTGTTCACGACAGGTCATCATCATTTCAGGCAATTTTGTTTTATCCATTTTCATCACCGCGCCCGTGGTTTTTTGACGCCTGGAACGGACGACAGACCGCTGGCAACGTCATCGCCGCGCCCCGTGATTTCAGCAACAAAACACCCGCCGACGTCAGTCACGCGCACCAGTCCCTGCTCAGCCAGCCAGGACAGGTGAGTCCGTACGGCATCACGGGAAACTCGGTGGCCGTAGGCCAGCAAACACTCCTGCAAAATGGACTCGTTCGCGGCGTCGCCGCAGTCGAGCAGGGAACGAAGAATGACCAGGCGCTGGTCCTGGTCGAGTAAATCACGCATTGTCATACCCTCTTGTTTTCCTTGAGTTCGTTTTCAAGAAGCAGATCGCTGATACGCGAAACCTGACGAATGGACGGGGCCAGCTCGCGTAGTTCGCCGCGCAGGTCACTCATGGCGAGCTGGAGTTTGTGCAGGTCACTCTGGCTCGGCAGACCGGCAATGGTGTTTTCAAGCGTCTGAACCCGGTTTCTCACCAGTTCCACCTCTTCACGCTTGACGTACGTTTTGGCGAGCAAAAGCTGGATAAGGTTGACGCCTGACATAAACAGCGCCCAGATGATCGCCCAGTTACCTTTAACGACTTCCCAGTCCACGGTGACCCCTGTGTTCTCTGATGCTCTGGCAGGTAAAACAAGTGGCGACATCCGGCTGAGCGTTTAGCCGCTTATCCTCAATGTCACCACCGCAGTCATTACAAAAGCCGTAACGCTCTGGTGCTTCTTTAACCCGGTTTACATGGTTGTTTAACACCCGTTCCCGGTCGACGGTTTCCAGTAAACTCGCACGGTCAAACTCATCCATGAACTTGCACCTTGTGTTTGCTGGATTTGCTGTAACGGGCAAAACCGTCCAGCGTACGGAAACCGAGATAACCCAGCGCGGGGGTTGCCAGCATCAGCGCAATGTCCCAGTCAGGCGCGGGCATCGCAAAGGTATGGCCGTAACCACCTGCGACCGCGCCCGCCTGCTGGCCGAGTGACATCAACATGACGTAAAGAATGCTGCTGTAGAGGGAGATACGGGCCATCAGCGGGCGGGTCTGGCGGACGTATTCATCCGTCGCATTGTCCCCGTTGCGGATAGTTTCCTGCTGCTCATGGTGCGCGGCCTGCTTGTCCGCCAGTTGCGCCTTATCGCGTTCAAGCTGGAACTGTTCGAGCTGAACCTTGAGGGACTCAAGCTGGACGAACTGCTCGGGCGGGAGCTGCGCCAGCTTCTGCTCCAGAACGCGCTGCTGGTCTGCCGGATTGATAGCATTCCCGACGTTTTCAACCACACCGGCAACGGAGTCAGCGGTCTTCGCCGCATCACCACCGAACCAGCCGCCCACTGTGCGCAGTAAAGATGGCCCAGCTTTGAGCAGAACCGAGGCGACGGTGGAAAGGGTTATCGGATCCATGCGATTAGCTCCTTACGTTTCACCCAGTTGCTGAACAGGTATCCACACAACGTGCCGAGGACATACATCAGGAACAATTGCCAGGATGGCGTGAATAAATTAGTGGCAACAAAACAGCAGATACCGCCCACGAAAATCAGCCACGAACACCAGTACAGAGCCTGCTCGCGTCGGGTTATTCGCTGACTGCTACAGACGCCAAGAGCCATACTCAGTGCAATAAGTACCACACCCGCAAAGGCCAGCCACCAGACCAGAAAGAGGTGCGGACTGTGTTGACTACAGAGCAGTAGTGAGAGTGTAACCAGGGCAACCAGCGTCCAGCCGGAACGAAACAACGGCGGCAGAAAGGCCTTAATCGTGTTGAACATTATATTTTTCCTTGTATCGCTGGCACTGCCAGACGATGTCGCGTATGTCGACAGACAACCACCCCCGCATATAAAAGCTGGCATGAGTGCCGTCATGGCCTGTGTAGTCGGTAGGTTCGGGTTTTGGCCCCCCGGCCATGCGATAGAGCACCTCCTGTTTGAGGCGGTCACGCCGCCCCAGCTTGAGTGACTCATCCCAGCCTTTGCCCATGATTAGCTCCGGGTGACTGAGAACTGACCACCGACAACCTCCTGACAGGCGTTCGCCAGCTCATCAAGGCGGTTAAACCAACCATTGAGGTATTTGCCCTGGGATGAATTGGATTTAATGATGTCGGCGTAATAGCGGGAGCGGCGAAGGAAGCAACGTGTCAGGAGCCATTCAGCATCAGCGCCGGTGACTGCATTGATAGTTTTGGGGCCAGCAACACCGTCAGAGGAAACACCGACAGCGGCCTGCAAAATCTGGACAGCTTTTTTGACACCGTGTTGAACGGCTGAATCGAAAACAAAGAGGGAAATACCATCGGGCCAGAGATCACATTTAGCGGCCTGCCAGTAATCACGCTGGTAGATCAACCCGGCCTGTTCTTTGGTCAGGTCTTTAATTCTGACGTCAGGTTTACCGTCGCCATCAACATCGGTTTTACCGTCGGCCAGACCATCGCGCAGGTCTGAAACACCATAGTTAGTCTCGCCGCCTTTATCAGTGGGGTCATTGACATAGCCCCCTTCACGAACGAGGACGAATGAAAGCGCGTGAGCAAATACAGGGGAGAATGCAGTGGAGGACATATCGGCACCTCAAGAAAAGTAAGAATTAACTTTTCTCAATTTATGCCGACCAAAAAAAAAGCCGGATTTACCGGCTTCATTGAATTTTAAAGCATCATATTTTTCTAGCGGAACAAGATGTCAGGAGCACTGATCGCCGAATACTAACATCCCATCCATTAACAATCTTACGCTGAGTTTCATTGCCTACTTTTTGTAAACTTTCTGCATCCATAAAGCTAAGCTCATCATCTTTCTCAGATTCTTCATCCCAACTGGATGCTTTTTGAGGCAACCGTTTTGGCAGGACTATCTTGCCGAATATCTGCTGGCATAAAATCGTTGATGCTTGCATAAATTCTTCTGATTCAGGGCGCTTAGCTCCTTTTGTAAACTCCATTTTAATGTCGATTTCCTGCTCATTTACTGCCGCTTTGAGGTGCTGATAAACCGTCAAATACATACCATCAAACTCAGCAAATGCAGTATCACCTTTCTTATACCAGTCGGTGTAATCAACTCTTGTATTGTCCATGAATACATCTTTGACCGTCTGAACAAAATTATCAGCAGCTTGAGCTGACAATGAAAAAGTAAATGCTGCCAATAACAGAAATTTATTCATCTTCCTTGCCCTCAGAATAATGGCATCTGATGTTTGCGATGCTCTAAACGACGCATCCTCTTGATGGCTTTATACACCGTTTTATAGGTGACGTGGTAGCGCTCCACTAGCTCAGGGACATTGTGACCGGTGAAATCCCGCCAAATCTTCATATCGCGGATCAAGAATTCCAGGCTCTGACCGCGTGGAAAGTAAACCTGCATCCCGCCAATTTTGCCACTAATCGCTGCCACAAGTTCTATGGAATGCTTCGGGTCTGCCCCCAGGCGCTCCAGCTCGTGACGCAAGAGCGCATTCAGCTCAGCCAGCAATGAGGGGAAACGAGAGCTTTCCATCTGTTCATCAACGTGATCAAGGATGCTGTCGTCCTGGAAATCATTAAACAATTCGCCATTGTTGTTCATTGAGAACCTCGCTTGCAGGTCGCAAGGAATGCTGCGCGAACGGAATCGTAATCCCGTACCTCACGGCCATTGACCGGGTTAACAGGCATCATGATTCCTCGCTCGGACATCGACTCGCGCATCACCCGCAGGTGCCACTGTTTCAGGCTTTCAAGTACGGAGACAACCATGTCCCCGCGCAGCCAGGAAAGGCTGGCGACACCTTCGCCGCCATTCTTTTGACTGGTGGTACGTTGCACCCAGTGATCGAGAGCAATGTCGCTGCCATCCTCCAGAAAACCGTCTTTGAGCATGAACCGCCAGACAATGCGGATTTTGTTGCTAATGTCAGTTGGCTTCGCCCTACGTGTGGGAGAACGCGCTGGCGAGCGTTTGAAGCCTTTCCCCTCCAGCACTTTGATAACCTTTTCCAGCTCACTGTCGGTCATCTCGCGGCAACTGGTTTTGCCGGGGACAATGCTGTCCAGCATCGAGCGGTAGGTTTCATCATCCAGCGCCAGCTGCGTTCGGGCGATATGGATAAGCTGAATAACACCTTTGCGGCTCATGATTTTTTACCTTCAACCAGAGTAAACACCGTGGCCCCAAAATTTGGGCAACCCATAGTCGTCATTCCGTAACGGTCCTTTCTCACTGGAATCTGTTCGTCACGCGAGTAAACTTTCCGACAACGGCGACATTTCAGTGCTTGTGGTGTCATTGCAGCACCTCTGCTTTACCGTGTTTAACCGCTTCGCCAGCAGCTAGTCCCATGCTCAGGATATAGCTTAGAGCCAGCAGAATGTCGTCCTTCGACTTGCAGTTGCAGGCGTTAACGAAGTCCTGAATTGTCGTATGCGCCAGTTTTGCCATTTCCTTTTCAGAGAGTCGTGGTGGCAGTGACTTAGAGGTCATAGAGCCTCCTGCTGGCGATCAAAACGCTCGATTTCAGCAATCAGAAGAGCACATGCTTTCACCAGATTGCGGCGATAATCTGATGGCTTGAAACTGTCATCAAACCAGTCAGCAGGCCAGTAGGATTCAGCCTCCATAGGCTCGATATAACATATGGCCGCTGCGGCCAGTTCTCCGCCGATGTAGGAATCATCCTGCTGAGTAGTAAACCCTTTAACAGATTGCTGACGCAGACGTTCGGCAATGACATCGCTGACGGCGGGAGAACACTGTTGCTCTTTAGCCGGTCCGGCCAGAGCTGCCCGAGCCAACCAGATATGCCAGCACAAGGCGAGAAAAAACTGTTCATCCATATCGCTGGTTGCACCACTGCGGTCAGGTGAATAGTCCGCTTCCAGCCATGCCTCAAAGGCAGCTTTCTCATTCAGCACTATCTGCCCTGATGAAGGATGACGGAAAAGAGCAACATCTTTGCCAAAGTTAAAGGAAGCAGGCCACATATCTGATGTCGCATGAGGAAAAGTCAGTTCAGCTTCGTCGGTATAAGCAACAGGTTTTTGCCCCATGACGACCAGGAGAGTACGAGCCATGAACCGCCCCTCCGCCTGAGACTGTCTGACACTTCCATAAGCAATTTCCTCAAGTCGCTTTTGACTGGGTATTTCTGTTCTGGTCACATGATTCATAAATAACCTCATTGTCAGTTTTGGCGCGAGCGAATCCCCGGCGCACGCGCCGTATTTAAAAGAAAAAGGTCAGTAAATCAGGGTCAGAGTTTTGCCATATCGAGCGATATTTGTTTATAGCTCCCGTCACCCTGACGCTCATAGATACGCAGATACTGACTGGTTCCGGTAACTTTAATAGCATCAGCCGCTGCGTCCATCGCGTCATTCCATTTCACGTCATCAATATTCAGTGAGCGCAACCCCAGCACCTGATTAATATCAATCTGACCCTGTTTATTGACGCGAAACGCATGGTCTACCATCGCCATAATTCTGGCATCGGCACCGGCAGACCATTCGCTGATGCAGTCATCAATCAGCTTTTTCGCCGCCTGGATACGCTCATCAAAAACGCGATGCTCGCCAATGGCACGAAGGATTTTGTAGCGACCATCAAAGCTGACGAGAGAGACGTTGCCCTTAGTGCCACCGAACTCCACGCCATACTCCGCCGCCGAAAGGTCGGTAAAGTCGCCAATCTGCTGCATGGAAGCAACTTTAAACTCTGCCATCGCCTGACGCAGCTGGCGGGCCGCAGTGACGATAGTCATCACTGTTTCATCACGTAATGTGTCCAGCGGCTTAATTTGCGACTCAGGCACTAAATGCCCCTGAGCGTTAATTCGATAACCGGCTGGCACGTTATTTTGACTATTCATAAAAAGCCTCAGTGTTATTTTTCGAGATATTCGCGGGTGACGAGGTCAGTAAATTTCATCAGCGCATTACAACCTTCATGCTGGCTGGCGGCCTCGGGTACACCAGGGACGAGCAGTTGGTCTGTCGTGCGAGAATGCCGTGCCCAAACATCAATCAATTCCCTTACACGCACCTCTTCGCCAGAGATAATAGGTAACGCACCCTCCGGGACTTGAGCGCCGAATTCAATCAGGCCCGAGGCCCATGCATAAGCAGTAATCTTTGCCATAACGACGCCTTAATGTTTGGAACTGGTGGGTTGATAAATTTCGCCCTGGGCGTCGTCCCCCATGGCCTGCATCTTTTGAACGAGTTTATTCATTGCCAGCCGGATAAATTCTTCCCGATCTGACGCCATAATCAAAGCCAGAGCACCGGCTGGAGTGTCCTGGTCATCCTGAAATTCAATATGGATATCAGTCGTAATACCTTCCATAACCTTGTTATCAACGCGCTTGGCAAAATTGCGCTTAAATTCAATGGTGACTTTTGCCATTTCATTTACTCCAGTTAACGCCAGATAATCCGGCAACCTTCAAGGCTGGCAATCCAGACAGAGCGAGTGCCAGTGTCACAACGTTCAACAATACGGTCAGCGCTTTTAATCAGCTCTGCGGGCGGGCAGGCAATCTCAAGCAACGGACGACGCATGAAAACCCGAACGTCAGTCACGCGACTACCCCGCGCGCGCAACCATGCCTGCGCCGCTTCTGCCATGCTGATGTGTTCTGCGATACGTTCGGTAATCATGGCGTTATTCCTCGGTGATTTCGGCGTGGCCGAGTTCGATCATCGCGCTATGGATGTGACCAGTGTTCAGGGTTTCGTTCTTGCCAGCGGCATAGATATGCGCCAGAGGCAGGATGTGAGAGAGCGAACGCAGCGCACCAGGACGTTTAGCAATGGCGCGCAGTAGCTGGCGTTCGTCTTTACCGGGTACGTGCCACGCATCGCAGAACGCGTCGACGTCACCGGCTTTGATATTGTTGATAACAACCTTTTTAGCTACGCGGGAAAACAGACGGGCAAAGTCAACGCTGCGCGTTCCACCAGTCAGGCGGTCATAAACCTTATGATTTCCGGTAAAGGCCAACCCGATGCTGCATTCCTCCTGGAGAATGCGCAGTTCCTCAATGGCGTCATAGTTCAGCCAGTCGGCCTCGTCGATAATGATTAAAGCGCCGGTGTCACGCAGGCGTCGGCGCAACAGACGGGACAGAGCACCACGCTGATAAGGCGCGTCAGAGATACCCATTTCCAGCGCCAGTTCATACATGGTTTCCAGCTCATTGGTGCGGCTTTTGCTCGCCGTGATGCGCCAGACGTTATTCCCGTTGCGGGTGTACTCTTTCAGTGCCTCGGATTTGCCGACGCCCGGATTGCCATAAATCAGCGCAATGGTGTGCGTCATTTGTGCCCAGGTCAGTGCAGAAGTAATGCTTTCGGAGGTAGGCGTCACGACATAGTCAGGCCGCACAGGCAGAGTGTTCAGTGTCGCATTACGTGATTCAAGCCAGGTGTTCAGGCTGATGGCGACCGCATCGTTATCTCCTTTGTATTTACCGTTCATGAACGTGGAGATGACCGCTGTCGACAGACCCGTTTCACGAGCAAGCGCTGCACCAGAGGTTTCTTTGCTGTCGATAAGTTCTTTTACAGTAGTACGGAGAACATCATGGTTAATTTGCGTCATAGTCTTTAATCCTGTATTTTTTTGTTTGTTAAATCTGTTTCAAATATCTTTTAAAGAGCGGCGGGCCAACGTCGCTTTTTATTTTTTCGCCTTACTTACTGACTTCATCAGTGCCTGGAAAATCACCTCGTTTTCGTTCTGTTCCTCCTGTATCTCCATCGCTTTTTTCAGCGCATTGCCGTCTGTAAATACCCGCTCGACAACATGGCGTTGTGGCGGCTCAGGTGGTGCCACCTTCGGCAGCAAATCATTGACCTCAATAGCGCTCATCCGGCGTTGTGCACGGGCAGCACGTTTGGTGTGCGTCATCATCTGTTTGCGCTGGCGGCTGTGTTCGCGACCTTTTTCGGTATCGCCAAAGGCCACTGCGGAGCGGCATTCCGCCATGCAGAGGAAACGGCCGTCCAGGTCATAGCAGGCCACTTCGCTGTGAAGGTTTCGAGGGTCGAAACGCACGGTAATTTTGCGCTGACGGATATTCGCCAGAGACGGATGCCAGTAGCTGTTCTTACGTCCGTACAACGTGCCGCCGGATTCGAGGAAAAATTCGCCTGTCACTTTCACGGTGACAGCTTCCGCAGGCAGCATAAGCTGTCGGATTTGCTCATCGCTCAGGTGGGTAACAATGGCGTTGCTGTAGCTGCGCTCAAAGGCCTGGTCAAAAGAAAACTCGCCCCGGCACATTTCGGTTTCACGCTTGGCGCGGGCGTTAAACATCGCAATCCCCTCACTGATTGCTGCAATAAAGGTCTCAGCATCAACCACCCGGTCACCGTAATTGTCAGGTTTATTTTGCGTGTTCGGCCCGGTGTATGCCCCGGCCAGAGAGGGATGTTTGTCGATATAGTCACCGAGGCCACCCACACCGAACGCGCGTTCAATCGGTTTTGCCTGGCCCCAGCCTTTGCCACCAATAACACTGGTCCAGTGCACCTGGATGCCCAGCATCGGCAAAATACCCATCGGATCGTCGGGTTTAACTTTGAAGCGGTAACGCGTTGGCACACCGCCAGAAAGCCACTTGTTTGCAGCGGCGCGGGTGTTATCGATGGTGACGTGCTCTGGTTTGCCAAAGGCTGCGATGGCATCCATCAAAGACAGGCGGATGCTGTCGCTGTTTTCTGACACATCGGTGCGCCAGCCAATAATTTTGCGGCTATGGACATCCTGCCATACCCATGTTTTTGGGCGGATAACTTCACCGTTGTACCATCGCACAAAGACGTTGTGCTGGTATCCATCACCGTTGATCCATTCCATAGCCTGGAGCTGCGCCACGGTGCGCTGCTGGCTCGGGAACATGCGAGCGAGAGCGTTATCCCCCTTGCGGGTGGCAACCAAGACACGCGCATCTATCTCACGCTCAACGCGACGGCGCAGGGTACGTTCGGACGGAATCTCCCAGTCGTACTCACGAGCTGCGATAACCAGCAATTCGTATGACTTGGTGAAGCACGGCTCTTCCGGGCGCAGATAATCACCCAGGAAAAATTGCCAGGCTTCCTCACTGATAGGCGCTTCGCGGCTGGTTTTGCATTTTTCGCGGAGGCGGCGATCCAAAAGTACAGGAGCCCATAAATCGCGGCTTCGGCTCTGCACCCGGTAGTAAAGATTACGTAATGAACCCTCACTCATTTGAAGTTTGTGAGCAGCAGTTCTCAGCGCCAGTCGCAAGGAAAGGCCTGAATTTACCAGTTCGGAAAGTAAGGTGACCGCCCGAGCCCGCTGTTCAGCGCGTAAGCGTTGTTCATTGGTGGCCATCTCCCAGTGTTGCCAGAGTTGCTTACGTTCAAAATTATCAACCGTCGCCGCATTTGTTTTGATACGAACAGGGAGGTCTATTACGCCTGTAGAGGTTTCTACCAGGCCTTTGGAGGACAACAGTTCAGCCCTGACCTCGGGAGGTAACACCGAAATATGATATTCAAACGCCTTACTGCCAGCGCGTTTTCTGACCAATTCGGGGGAGTTGTCGGCGCATTTTTTCAGGCTGTATCTCAGCCCCTGCAACGTGGTAGGCAATCCCGGAACGCCAACTAATTCGTTTACTGTCACGAACATGATCACTAATCCTTGTTATAGCGGCTCGGCCAAATTGACGAAGGTTCTACATTGAGAGCATCAGCGATGATGCGCTCCCCCTTTGGATAGGCTCTGGCGAGCGCATTTTTCAACGTGTCTGGTTTAAGCCCCACGCTGAGCGACAGGCCGCGCATCGTCAGTCCACGCTTGTGGAGAGCTGCAACGATATCGATACGATGCCAGTCACAAGGCACTTCATTTCTTTGCAT